GCCACGTTCTGTGACCGGGAGTGAACAATCTTGTCGTCCTCAATCGTGACCTTTTCGTGAACTTCATCCACGGCGCGGTTTCCCCGTTTCCTCTTTGACAAACTCCGCAAGGCCCATTTCAACAAGACGCGCAGCCATTTCGTCCTCTTCCTCATACTCCGTCCCTTGGGGCGGGTGATGCGGAAGCCTGTCAGTCGTGATCCTGATTTTCGTCATATCGTTCTCCATGTGGAAAGCGGCCCCCGTCTCCGGGGGCCACTCGTTTGTTACAGGGCGGGGTTGATATCCGCCACGATGCCGTGCGCCTTTTCGGAGTCCACTTGCAGGCCGTATTCGACCGCAATCATGCGGCGCTCCGAGTGGCCCGTTTTGGCCAGCGGGACTTGCTTCATGGTTTGCAGGAACTTGACCTGCGCATAACGCGGGTCAAGGATCAGCACGTCACGGCCAGCGGTGCCGCCACGGCTTTCCATGTAGCGCGTTGCGTTGACCTTGAGCGTTCCGAAGTCCGAGACGTAAATATCAACGGTAGCGTTGATGATCTTGTCTTTGAACTCCTGATAGCGGGTCGAGGTTCCGGTGAAGCTGGACGAAATCTTGCGCTTCACACCATCGCCGCAGAGCACCAGCGAAGGCTGGCCACCATTGCGCCAGCAAGACGCGATGACATCGTTGAAGATGGTTTCGGTCAGCGCCCGGACAGTGCCGTCACCAGCCGCCGCGTTCGGGAAGCCCGCAGTCGTGCCCGAGAGCGTCGGGTTGGTGCCAGGGGTCGTGACCGTCGCGCGGCTCACATTGGTGCGCAGGAAAGCCGGAAGGCCCGCCGTTTGCCGTGCCGTGCCCGCTGCGCCCGCGTTGGCCGCGATGTTCTGCAAGAGCATCGCCTCCATGCCGATCCGCAGTTCCTTCATTTTCAGGTCGATCTGCTTGGCCATCGCCTGAATGTTGCCAGCGCCATCGACCGACTCGGCAGTCGAAGAAACCTCGGCAATCATGTCCGAAATCTGCGTGTAGTTAGCCAGACGGGTGCCATTGGTCGGCGCGTCGTTGCCGGGGTCGTTTTCGCCTTCAATAACCCGGTTGGTCAGGTTCGGCGCGGCAAGGTTCACCTCTACCCATTCAAAGTAGCGGTTCTTCGTAGTGCCACGGCCAATCGAGGATTGCAGCGGCGTATCAAGGATGTTGTCCAGAAAGACATAGGCTTTCTGTAGGTCCTCGCGGATGGTGCTGACGTTATAAGTCAGGTTGGCGTTCGCATTGGCAGTCATTGCCGTTGTCCTTTATGAGGGGGTTAACAGCCAGGGAACAAGGTCCCCGGTCTCTTTCGCTCTCGCCATCGCCGCCGCTACAGCCTTCGCCTTGGTCACGTTGCCGCCCACCTTGACGCCCGGTTTCACAACCGCCGTCTTGGGTTTCTGGCTAACGACCGGAGCCGCCTTGCCTTCCATGATCCGCCGATATTGCGCCGCATCGTGCAGAACACGATACATCCGCGCGTCGGTCAAAGAAGCCAATTCCTCCGGTTCAAACCCGTAGTAATTTTGCCCGACTTCTCGCATTCTGCTTTCGACTTGTGCCTTCTTTTCAGGGTCGGACAAGGTCGGAAGCGCCTGCAACAGAAGCTGGTATTGCTCCGCGCGATACGCCTCATGCTGCGCCATCTGGTCAGCGGTTTGGCGCGATTGCAATTCCTGCATCGCCGCCTGCGCCTGATGATACTGCTGTAGCTGCAAGAGGTAATTCGTCGTTTGCTCCATATGGGCAAAAGGATCGGTTTGCTTAAGACGCTCGTCAGGCGGCTGGGGAGGCTGCAACGGGAAACTGCCCGATTGCATCATCTCGGCCACCTGCAAAAGCTGCTGGCGATGGGCCTGGATACTTTCGAGTTCCTGCCTGACCTGCTTTCTGGTCTCAGCAACCTCGGCCATACCCTTCTGAATGAAAGCCTGCCCTGAATACCCCCGGAGTAGCTCGTCAAGAGGAACCTGCTGTTCGCGTCCGTCCACCTTTACGGTGAACATCTGCACGGCATCGTCCTTTTCGTCGGCTTCCTCGGCTTCGTCGGCCTCCTCAGTCTCTTCTTCCGTTTCCTCTGCGTCGTCTGCGTCGTCCTCTTCGGACTGCTCGGACACAATGGTTTCTTCCTCCGGGGTTTCTTCCGTAACCTCGGGCTGACCCTCAAGAATGAGGCTCACTACATCGGCAGTCGTGTCATCCACGGTGCTGCTTTTCCTTTTCCAATCGGCGCTCAAAGATTTTCCCGTCCACAATTGCAGACTGGATTTGATCCCTGACCGCCTTTAGCGCCCGGACCATCCGATGCGCTTCCATGATCTGACTTTCGCTGCTTTCCGAACTGGCAAACACCGCAGTCTGATTACTTAATACCACATTAAAGGCTTCAACGAAAACAGGATCGTTGATTATTGCCTGCGCCCGTTGTGCGCGATGCATAACGTCCATTACGCACCACCCATGAATTGCCGCGCCGCACCCTGTGCAGTCCTGATTGCCTCGGTATCGACAGCCTTATTCAGCTTTGCGTCCTCGATCATCAAATCCTGCAACATCTTGTCACGGGCCAGGTCGTCATGCATTTGCATCTTCTGCATTTCAACCTGCATTTTCTGGCTATCGCTGGCCAGTTTCGCTTGCGCTTTGATCGTCTCGGCCTCCACCATCGCCTGTGCCGGATCGCCTTGCGGCGGGGCTTCCGGGGCAGGCGGCATGGGCGGTTGCGGCGGCGAGAAATACCGATCCGCATTCGGAATGCCGTTCAACGCCATCATGTCGGCCAGCGTATTGCGCAATTGGTCAATCCCGGCCAGAGGATTCATCGGCCCGTAGGTCTGGATTGCCTGCAACTGGATTTGCATGACCTGCCCGAGGATCGCATTCTTTTGATCCTCCCGCCCGGTGCCCAATCCGACATTCACCGTCGCGTCCAGATCGCTATCCCAAACGCGCGGGTCCATCGGCACATAAGAGCCGTTCACTCGCATCATCTCGGCCCGCGTCGAATGCCGCGACATGAGTTTCAGGATTTGCTTAAACAGCCGCCGCATCCCGGTATGGGCAAGGTTGCTCACCATAACCTCTACCTGCCCCGCTCCGGCGCTCACAGTGGCCGTAACAGCCGCCCGCGTGGTCGATTGCAGCGCATCCGGGTCCAGCCCCATGCTGGCCCGCGTGACGCCCGTCTTGACCTCTACCATGTCGTCAAGATACTGCAACGCGGGCAGGGTCTGCGCCGCCACGAAAGGAACGGCGATATCCCGCACCATCCCCGGAGCGTTCACCCGGACAATGCCGCCGATTTCGTTGTTTAGAACATCGTCCATTTCGACCTGACTATGCACAACCTCCAAACGGGGGTTGTTAGTCAGATGCACGTTGTCCAGAATGCTCCGAATGATCGAAGTCGCCGCGTCCTGATCTTGCGTGATAAGCTCGACAAGGCTGCGACCAAAGAACGTATGCGGCTCCGGGTCCACATGCCAGGATGCAAAGGGATGGTCGTCAACAGGCTCATAGGATAGCAGCTTGTTGGCCGACCCCCCGAGAAGAAACTTGTGCAGGATCGGCGTCCCTGTCCCGTCAACGTCCATCCGCATGTAGGCTTCCGTCACCGTCACCTTGCGCATGGACGGATCGCGGCTGCTTTGGTCCTCATATTCATCGACCGGATACCCGCGCCGGATTTCTTCCTCTTGGCTCTGGACATCGGTCCCCGCGTCAAGGTCCAATTCCAGCGCCGCCGCCTCCTCAACGCCCAGCGCAATAACATCCGCCACCCGCATTTCGGTGCGATGCCCGATGACGTAGAAATCCTCGTCCGACCGCGCGTTGGCGTCCACAAAGAACTCCTCGGGCGGCACGGTTTCAATGCACAGCTTGCCTTCCGTTTCCCGCCGCATGATCCGAACATCGTGCAGCATCGGCAGGACCTCGGGCATGGTCGGAAGCTGCGCCGGGTCAACAGGCTGGCCCGCTTGCGCCATCTGCTGCGCCATCATCGCGGCCTGCTCGACCTGTTCCTGCATGACGCGGATGGTTTCTTCGTCCGGGCGCTCGGCATGGGCGACAATCTCGACCCCGGGCGCGTCAAGGATCATCTGGAACTGCATATCGTCCAGAGCGGTGAAGCTATACACCTTCGGCTGGTCATATTCGGCCCAATAGGCTTTCGTGAAGCCCGTGATGCTCACAAGCGCGTCATGGGCCACGTCCCGCAGGATTTTGTATCCGTTATGCTGGCGAAACTTGGCAGCGGCGTAGGTGCTGGCCTGTTCCATCGACGCCACGTCCTCAGGACCGGATGGGATAAACTCCACCGGCCTTTCCGCAGACATGAATACGCGCTGGATAGACGGCTTGACCGCCCGCACAATGTCTCGGCACTTGGTCGCCACGACCCGGCTTCGATCCGGCTCAAAACCGATATCGACCTCGCCGTTGAAATAGCGCTGCGCCTTGATCCGGCGTTCCGTGATATCCGACGAAATGAAGTCGATAGCGTCATCTACCGCGCTGGCGACGATGCTTTCAATATCGTCCTCGCTCATGGGCTGGAACGCGCTCTCCGGCTCCGGTTCCGCCGTGACCTCCACCTCGGTCAGGATAAGCGCCAGATCGTCAGTCGGTTCCATTAGCGCGGTTCCTCATAGTTTAGCAGCCCTGGCATGACCGGCATGATTTGGCGCATTACGTCTGCCGGATTGCGCATCATGGCCTGCACGGGCGGGCTACGCATGATTGATTGCCCGATAGCGGGAAGCGCCGTTCCGATTGCTGCGCCCCCAGCCGCGCCCAAAACAGCCGGAATAAAGCCCGCCCCCGCAGTCAACGCGGGCATAGAACCGATAGCGCCAAATGCCGCCGGAATAATGCCAGAGATTTGCCGAACCGCTCCCGGCGCAACTGCCGGGGCTTGTCGAAGGGCCGCAGCGGCGGCTTCTGTGAACTCCGTAAACGGAGTGCCCCGCCCCGTAACAACCGTGCTTGTGCCTTGAACTTGCTTTATTGCCTGATTAAGCATCGTCGGGGACAATTCTCCGGCCTCAGCGCCAGCCCTGCCACGAGCAATAATAATCGCAAGGTAATTGCGGTATTGCTCTCTGGCTTGCGCAAGTTTTGCAAGATCATCTGTCCTGCCAGCGGCAGTTAGGGCCTGATCCGTCATGTCGTCAATAATGTCGCGCAAGGCATGTGCCGCATTTTGCGCGGCTGGATTGTCGCTTTGCAAAAGGTTGCCAATGTTGGTGCGCCATTCTTTCAAAAGAGACAGCGAAATCGGTCTATCTGTCGCGGCAAACGCCCTGATTCGTTCGGTCATTCCGCGCACGGTCGGGATAAGGTTCGCCTGCGCCGTGCCTTCTCGGTATCGCCGCGCAAGTTCAATAGCCGCATCGGCATGATTTTGCGTCGGGATAACATCCACCCCGGCAACGGCCTCGTCCATCGCGTCAACGATATTACGATTTGCTTGAGCCAGCGCGGTCCTTGTCGCAACCGGCGCGTCACTGCCAATGCTGCGCATCGCGGCTGCGGTCACATCTTCAAGCTGCTGTTGCGTCGGCTGCAACCGACCCTCTGCTCGCATAAGACCCGGAGATTGTCGCATCTGCCCAACAGTAATGTTGCGAATGCCCTGATCTTGCGCAACGTTGGCAAGCCGCCCGCGCTCCGTCGCCTCGGAAAACCTGCCCGGACGGGCCAGCGCCACCGCCGTGCCCAAAGCCGCCGCCGCTCGCGCGTAAGGTTCTAGCGCCGTGCCTTCCGTAGCTTCCCCCGCCGCCTCACTGGCAACGCCAGGAGCCGCTCCAAAGCGCGTCATATCCCATAATGTCGGCACAACCTTTTTTGCACGGCTCAGCAAGCCCGCAGGACCGGCAAACTCGGCTGCCTCTGCGATATACCGCCCAAGCCTGCCCGGGGCGACATACTCGCTCTGCGGGCCAATGACAGGGACCGCCGCAAGCATCTCGCGCGTGTCGGGCAAAGATTCCAAAAACCGCGATACGGCGGAAGGTTCCTCCATCCCCGCCGCCTTTTCAATGCCCTCCGTTGCGAGCTGCGCAAGGTTCACCGGGAGCGCGGGAACATCGGCCAAGCCCCGAGCAGCGCCAGCGAAAGCGCCCCGGATCGCCTCACCAATGCGCTCGCCAACCGTATCAGCCTCACCGCTTCCGATGAAGTTTTCATACAGCATCTGCCCGATGCCGCGCGGCTTTCCCCTTTCCGCCGAACGGTTTTCAACCTGT